AATGCTCCATAGCGACACCCCTAAGCTCTTCTGCGATCTTCTGCTGCGCGTGATACTCCTGTTGGATCTCACGGGTCGGACGCAGAAGTTCAAGGTAGTCTACGATCAACAGGTCAGGCTCAAACTCATCATAGTTCTTCAACTGCACAATGAGATTCCTGATAGTGTTGACAGAGGCTTGGCCTGTAGGGAATTCCTTGATGACCAACTGAGATCCTGGAAACTCAGTCTGGAACATCTCCAGACGCTCCTTGACTGTGAGTTGATTCGCAGGATCCTTAAGCTTGAACTGAGGCACAAGGGTCATGATAGAATCAAACCTCTGTGCGATCTTGTCCTCGCTCATTTCAAGTGAGATATATAAGACTTTCCTGCCTTCAATCATTGAGTGTACGCCTTGGTTCACTAGGAACAAAGACTTACCAACCCCAGGAGGGGCAACAACCATAGCCATTTCCTTGGACCCCAATCCACCCTCTAGGGATTTATTGAGAGAAGGCAGGATCGTCTTATACTTTACCTGATTTTCCTTGTTAAAGATTCTATCCCATCGACCAGCGATGTCGCTGAAATAGTCTTGACCTGTATCTACGTCTCGATTGATGAGCAGAGCCTCTTTAACTAGAGCTTCAACCTCCTCAACTCGATCCTCTTTAATTAGCGAAATACTTTGAGCAATTGCAGACTTCATCGCCTCCTTCTTAGCGAAGCCCTCAACAAGGTCCAGCATATACTCATCATTGCTGGTTGTGGAGGTGTCTACATTGTTGATGTACGCAAGTTCATCCTCATAGTCTGAAGCATTCTCTCTCGCACCCAAAGAGGCCTTAACATCCTGAACAATAAAATCGTCCGTAGGTAGCTTGCTGTACTTCTCGTAGTGATCGTGGATTGCCTCAAAGATCTTGGCGTGAGAGGGGAACTCAAAGTACTCAGACTTTACTAGATTTACAATCTGTAGATAAAAGTCTTTGTTGGACTTGAGTAGATAGAGAATACCTCGTTGGATATTCTCGCTAAAATCGTATGCCATGGTTGTTATTTAGTAGGTGGGGTTTTCTCGTTTTTATTAGGCTTTGCGATATCTAACTCCGTCTTTCCGATATCCTTATAGCCCATCTTGTTCGCCTTATCATAGGCTTCGGCGGTTAGTTTTCGAGAACTTTCAATCTTTTTCTCGGCAGCCTTCTGCCCTACCTTCTCTAGCCCACGCGACTCAGCAAATTTATCCCAATCTATACGGGCTCCCTTGTACCTAAAAGCTTCATCGTCCTGCGCTTTCTTGCTGGCTTTAATTTGTGTTCGTAGGAATCTATCTGCGGAGTCCTTGTCATACCCCTCTTCTGCCACCTTCTGATAGCGTCTTCTTACTGTATGGAAATCATTGGCGTTAGAATTCTTATTGCAATTTCCATCATCTTTAAACGAGACTCCTACATTTTGTTGCTGCCAGTACCTGCTGCACAATTTGCCGCACTCAGGACACTTAGTTCTCTTGGGAGCTTTCCCTAAATCGCACTCTCTATCCCACCAGATGTTACAGTCTCTGCAAACCCACTCATACATAGCCATTAGCAATCACCCCCTGTTAAGGAGCAAGCGTCACCAGCCGCAACTGCTGCATCTACCTTCTCTCCCATATGCTTCTTGATATTCTCCTCAGTAAAAGCGATTGCTTCTAGGGGCTCATTACCCTTAGAGCCAGCGCGATACACTGTAAGACCTTTGAGGTACGGAGCATAATCCAGTGCCGCTTGAGAAAATTCTTCAGGCGTAGAAGTAGAGGGAAGATTGATAGTCTTGGAGATGCAGGAGTCCATGTACTTTTGGATCGTAGCCTGTACCTTAATGTGGTCTTCGGGGGCCACATCATAGGCTCCGACAAAAGGTTCCAACGATTTTCCTTGGTCGTAATACTCTTGGAATAGCGGATCGACAACTAACTGCTCCTTCCAAGTGTTATTGTTCCTATACCTGCGATTATACATAGCAGAGAAGATAGGCTCAATGCCGCTTGATACTCCGTGGAGCATTGATATAGTACCACAAGGAGGAATTGTAAGCATAACAGCATTTCTAATGCCGTACCTTTTAATAAGCATCCTAATCCTTGCAGGAAGGGTCTTTGCAAAGTCTTCATTCAAATATTTTTTATAGTCGAACTCAGGGAAGGGCTTCTTATCCCTTGCTAGATAGATAGACTGCTTATAAGCTTCGTCACGAATCGTACTGAAGAGACGATCCAAAAACTCCAAACACTTTTCACTACCATATCTAATCCCAAGTTTAATTAACATATAGTGTAACCCAGTTACACCTAAACCAATTCTTCTCGATCTCTCTCCTACCAGCTTGCATTCATCTGTTGGGAAAGTATTGACCGTAAGAACATTATCTAAAAACCTAACCCCTGTCCGAACTGTTCGAGCCAATCTTTTCCAGTCCACATCCCCACCATTATCAAGAACCATATTGCTGAGATTAATATTAGCAAGGCAGCAATTTCCATAGGATGGTAAGGAGATTTCGCCGCAAGGGTTCGTCGAATCAAGGCTTTCAAAGTACGAAACATTAGTATATCGGTTAGCTAGGTCAATATTATATATGCCAGGATCACCAGACTCTACAGAGTTTTTCCAAATTAAATCCCAGAGTTCCCTCGCTTTCATGTCTCTCTGACCTATAACCTCGAAAGCATCTGTCCAAAGTTTTTTATGAAAATTGTTTGCTCGGTTCAAAGCATCCTCTTCATCGAGGCCAATGACACTCACAATCTCTTCACCATTACGGCTCAGGTCATAAGAGTGATACTCCTTGTTATTAAAAGAAAAGTACCAATCTTCATCCAACTCTACTGCTTCCAGAAATCTATCCGTAATAGCAACCGAGATGTTAAAGTTATTAAGTTCACCTTGATCGAGCTTTACAGATAAGAACTCAAGTAAATCAGGGTGAGTGATATTAAGTATGCCCATAAGAGCGGTTCTACGATTTTTTCCTGCCCTGACATGTTCACCTACCTCGTTAATCATTTTAAGAACAGAGACTGCTCCTGGTGCGGAGTTCTTTACACTCCCGATGTGATCTCCCTTGGGTCTAATCTTGGAGACATTAAAACCTACGCCCCCACCAGCGCAAGAAATTCTGTACATATCTTGTACAGTTTTGCCAATGGAATCAACACTATCTTCTGGAATAATAACATAGCAATTAAGAAGATTATGATTCCCACGGTTACGGCCAGCACCAAAGATGATTCGACCCCCTGGAATAAGGTCCCCAGAACCGACTGCATCGTAAAAGTATTTTTCTGTCCTTTCTTTATCTTCATCTTTCTCTGCTGAAGCAATCGTCTTGGCGATGACCTTAGCCCTCTCAGCCCATTTTGTTTCGCCAGGGTAAGCGTATCGTGATTCAAAAATCTCTTGACCGAGTTCATTCAGGTTTGCGTTCGCCATGTTATCTTCCTTGTACCTTGGATATTCCTTTAGACTTTGTTATAGTCAGCGTCTTTACATTGTCCATCAAAGATTTTAAGTAATTATTATGTGTAATTACAAACAAATTCTTATCTTTCTTTAATTCAGACAATAATATATAGAGCCCGTCAAGTCCATCTTGATCTAAATTTTCAGCTACCTCATCGAAAAACATTAAGTTGTTCTCAGACTTGTGAGATAGAGTGAGAAGTTGTTGAAGTCCTAGCATCACAGCGAGTCCTATCTTCCTCTTTTCACCACCCGACAGGGATATGTAGTTGATTTCCTGACCGTTGTGTAGTACTGTTTCTTTTAATTCCTGATCAAATTCTATAAAGAATTTACCTTTCGATAAGTGCGAAAGATAAAAGTTAGTTTTGCCATTAAAGTATGTTAAAATATTTCTGATGATATACTTGACCAGCCCTGCCTCGGAAAAAGCTTTCTCCCAGAAGCGCATAATCTCATACTCACTATTATACTCTTGTTTAATGTCATGCGCCTCCTGAATTTTCTCTTTTGTTTCTGTCTTTAAGTCCTCAAAAGTCTCAGTCTCTTTTTTAAGTTGGTTGTACTCAATAATCTTGTGGTATTCGGTGGAGGTTATGGGTAGTTCTTTTACTTTAGCTAAACACTCATCCCGCTGCTGTTCACATGCGGTCATCAGATCTAACTGCTCCTGGATCTCTACTTGAATTCTTTTAGGATGATAAGGCGTAGTGACAGGCTGACCGCACTTGTCACAAGGCTCTGACTCAGTAGGGTTCTTGAGTCTCTTATTGAGGGCAAGGATCTTCTGGTCCACCTCATTCATCTTGGTGCGAATACTAATCTTAGTTCTCTCTAATGCAGCGTTATCTCTCTCTGTACTAACCACTTCGTCTAATGACAGGGCTAAAGTTGCTTCATCGTACTTGCCTTCAACAGCCTCTCTTAATTTAGATAATGAGAGTAGCTTCTTATCAAAGCTGTCTAAGCTCTTCTGATGCTCATCTATGATGGCTGTTTGTTTCTTAATCGTCTGCGAAGCTTTGGATTTTAATTGTTTTACAGAATCTCTTAACTCGAATACGCTATCCATGTTCAGAAAATTCTTGATGATGGTCCTCTTATCCTCAGGTGTCGCGCTGATGAACTCAATGTTGTTCTGCTGTCCGAAGACAGTCGATGCCAAGAAGACTTTGTAGTTGGTCTTGAGATGCTCCTCAATCGCTTTCTGTGTGGCTAAAGCATTGTCTTGAGTCCTTTCCTCCCCTCCCACGAAAAACTTCAGGTAGGTCGGCTTCTTGCCTCTCTCGATGACCACATCCTTATCCACCGTTATTCTGACAGAGCAAGCTTTCTTGGAGTACAGATTGATTAAAGCCTCTTCGGTAGATTTTCTGATGGTCTTTCCAAACAGACCCCAAACTACAGACTCAATCACGGCACTCTTACCAGCACCGTTGGACCCTCCTGTGTCTTTGTTCTTGCCTTTTACTAGGACTATGCCTTTGAACTTATCAAAATTTATTGTCGCATCTTTTATAGAATAAAAATTACTTACTTCTACTTTGTTGATTTTCATGAATTAGATTTAAACCATTTAGCAATTCATCCTTACCAATCGTTGTGTTGCTGGCATTGATGTAATCTTCTATGAGTGAGTCGTTGATCTCTGTTACAGGGTTGATCGTCTGGATCTCCTGAGTATCATACTTCTCGTTTATTAGTGGCGTGTACTTTACTTCTACCGACAAAACTTTTAGTTGGTCCATCAGTTCTGCGATACCGTCTTGATCCTTATCCACTGTAGAGATGTTAATCCTCAATTGAGTGGTGTAATTCTCATCGTTGATCCAGTCTAAGTTCTCCTCTACAGCATCGTAATCTAAAACCAAATGTCTAGGACCAAACGTGATGGGATGAGTCTCTAACTCCCCTTTCCTGCTGATGGTGGCGTAAAAATTCTCCTTTAAGTGTTCGGAGAAGTTGGTGGTGTACGGGGTTCCGAGAAGCGTGACAGTTTCTCCCCTACTGTGTCTGTGAATATGCCCAAGGATAGTAGGGTTACGAAAATCATCAAGAGCAAGAGAGAAATCATTGTCCCCAGCAGAATTAAGGGAACCGCAGTAACCAAAGTGGCCGAATACAGTATAACCTGTAGGAACATTAGCGATGTCTTCTTTAATCCGTTCTTCATCTTCATAGTGAGGTATGAAAGCCATCTTGTTTCGATGGTCATAGAGAGTTTGAGTGATAACACGCACAGAGTTGTGCCTGTTCTTGGGATGAGGCAGTAAGTCCTGACATGGATTTTTTTCGAATAAGCTAAGAGCGGTCACTCCATCATCAGACTTATTCTCACTGTCATGATTCCCTCTTATAATAGTCACCATAGCCCGTGAAGATGCGTACTCAATCACCTCTTTAAGAGCGAGTAGCACACTAGGGTAGGGTTTCCTGTGCATCATCAAGTCTCCCAAAAAGATAATGTGATCCGCTTTGGGATTAAGATCAATGATATCTTTTACACATTTCTTCTGTGCATCTAGTAGACCGAAGGGCTTGTTGTCGAAGTGTAAGTCTCCGATGATTAAAGTTTTTACCATTTTTTAATAGGGCACTTTGAAGTGTCCAGCTTTGTTTTCAAGGGCATATAACACCCACATTTCATACATCGTTTCTTATCAACCAGATAATATTTACAAGCAAAGCATATGCTTAGTCGATATAGAGAACGTGAGGAGATTACACATCCCTTGCTAACCCATTTAAATATCTCTATTAGAAATCTAACTATTTTCTTCACAATATAGGTAGTCCTGCATCGAACTCAATTATCTTTCCATCTCCAAAAGAACTACCCACCTCTGCGTCAATGGCAAGAGGCACATCGAAATGTATATTAAAAACATTCTTGATGGTAGGATAGTTAACCATCTCATCATAGAGGATGGTGAGTGTGTCCTTTACTTCTTCCTTGGGACAAGTAATCTCAATGGAGTCATGGACAGTAGCGACAGGTCGAGCAGTCAGTCCCGCTTCTTTAAATCTTCTAGAAGCTCCGAGCAGCGAACACAATAGGATATCTGATGCGGTGCTTTGGATGGTGAAGTTAAGTCCTTGTCTGAGTGCCCTATTAACGACCGAGCGATCTCTACTGCGAACATCAGGTAGATTACGCTTACGACCGAAGATAGTGTAAGCATACCCATTGCTTTTGATAAACTCATTTACAAACTCCATGTATGCGAAGATGCCTGGGTAGACATTCTTATAGTTCTCAATAATCTTCTCTGCTCTCTTCATGGGAATACCCATAGTCTCAGCGAGATTGAAAGCACCACCGCCATATACAATTAGGAAGGACACAGTTTTGGCAATCTGTCTCTCCTCTTTTGTGATATCCTCTTTATTAAAAAGAAGCCTAGCCGTGTAGGTGTGTAGGTCGGCTCCCTGATTGAATGCTAATTGCATATTACCTTCCTTGGCAATATGGGACAAGACCCTAAGCTCCATGGCCCCATAGTCTGCTGCGATAAAAGCGTGACCTTTCGGAGCAGTAAAGATACTTCTGATGTTTGTCTCTGTCTCTCTAGGCAGAGTGTGGAAGGATACGCCCATGGCTTTCTGAGCATTGTACGCAGCGCAGGATAGTCTACCCGTTGCCGTACCATCAAAGCGAAAGTCTACGAATACCTTATTGGTTTCGTTGTACTCAATGGCATTGCGAGTGCCTTTGATGTAAGTCTTGGCAAGCTTCTCAGACTTGCGAAGATCCAACAGACCTTTTAGGAATCTCTTAGCCTCATGCAACTCCTCGGTAGTCTTAGCCTTTACCACAGACTTACTGATCTTCTTGCCTTCGTCTCTATGTTGCCACTTACCCACGGGAAGCTAACTCCTCATCAATATGCTCCAGTAATAACTTAAGGGTTTT